GGAGATGATACTACAGGACCACCTGATACATACCAGTTGCTTCCTTCGTAACCCACTTGGAATTCTGTTGAAAGTCCTGTGTAGTCGTCACCTGAGTAAGATGATACTGTTTCCACATTCACATAAGGACCAGCAAATGCTGCACCAGCTAGTAGGAATGGAGATGCTGCTAAAGCAGCGATTGTTGATTTAATTGACATGATTGTTTTATTATCTCGCTAGGCATAAAAAAACCTGCGGATGGTAGACTCCCCGACATGGGTGTCCTTTTATCTACGCAGGGTTACGATCTTTCGAGTCCTTTGTAATAGTATATAGTGTACCTTAATACTTTTTTAATGTCAAGCGTGTGCGTTACACAACACAATCTGGCACACGGTATGTACCTCCCCAACCTATGTCAATAGGCTCTTTGAGTATGAATAAATCAAACAGATCTTGACAGATGTGAGTGTGTGACTTGGTTTCTCCTGTATAATCTTCTACCTTATCCTTGGTCATCATACCGAAGTACTTCTGTCTAGGATACTCTATCTCTTTTGACCTGATCAATCCCTTTGGTTCTCTCTTTGTCCAGACATTCACATATATCTTTGTGTCATCCATGCCTACCATGTCTCCGTACGCATATTCACCTGACCATATAGTTACCTTCCCTTCATTACCGTAGCTGTAGATACATTCCTTTGGTTTGATGTCACCATACTTCATGTCAGTGATACAGGTAGCGTGTTGATCCATAGTCAGATTGATACAACCTATCCACTTAGGGTGTTCTATCTGTGGGTCATGTTCATCCTTGTCGAAGTGAAACCCGAATGGATTGTTCTCTTCTGATTGATGTACCCAGTATTCTATACCAACATAGTCTCCTGTAAGAAACTGTTTGTACCATTGCTGTAAGTATTCCTCTACCATATTATGTGGTGGAGTATCCTTTCCAATCCAATAGTTCCTCTTGCCTATCTGATTACATGTGTGTAAGAGAGTGGCATTAGTATGAGGTGAGTGGCATTCCTGATAAGATCTAATCAACATCCCTCACTGTGCCAGTAGGTTCTGCCTTCTCCATGGTCTGATACTGAACAGCAGTTATGTCCCATGCCATGTCCTTAACTCTCCTCTCTGCTGCCTTAGCATCAGTGGCATCTACTCTGACCCATGTCTTGTAGGTACAGGTAGTCTCTACATCGTACTGTTTCATTGTCCTTTGATTAGAAAATGTTTCTTGATCACTGTGACCTGATCCTCATACTTAGCAATCATATTGAGTTCAGTTTCGATTGCTTCCATGATGTCTGAGTGCTCACCTATTCCAACAGGGTTGTTTAAGTAAACTTCTACATTCATTTTGTGCTTCTGAATATCTCCTTGAGCATGAGCAAGGAGAGCAGCTACCATTTTTTCTCTCATTTTTTTATGTCGATAAAGATTAGTTCCATGTCGTCGTCTGATACATTGTATGCTTCATGTGTTACGTCTTGGACATCCCACACTGAATACTTACCAGACTCCCAAGGTATTTTCTTACCATCCCATATCATGTAGCAACATCTGTCACATGGTATGACTAATGGTATGTGTATCCTTCTATATCTATCAGGATAGACAGGAGGATCACGGTGCTTAGGTAACTTAGTTCCTGCGTAGAACATAGCACCTGTAGCAAATAATACCTCATCCTTAGATAGGATGTCAACCACTCGCTTATCATCTATTAATGATTCACGAACACCACTGAACCCTTTGCCAGTGCCTTTCATCCAACACATACCTATGGGTTGGTTCGAGTAACCCTCAGCAGTGGGTGCCATCTTGTAGGGTAACTCAGTTGTCATACCCCACTCGTATATTATATCTAACTCTTCAGTTGTCAGCATCTGGTCTGAAGTAATCTTTCCTCATGTATCTACCTAGTATATTACTATTATAATATTTTGGCAAGCCATCTACATGTTCTGTGAGCACGTTGTTGAGGAAGAGTTGTCTGGTTTCTTCGTAGTTGGTTTGTCCAAGGGTACTGTGGACTGAGATGATTTCTCTTCTGAAATTCTCTCTGCCCAGTTCTTTAATGTCTCGTTTAAGCTCTTCAGAGCTTCCAAAGTATCGCTTCCAGTCTGATTCAGAAGTAACTCTACGCTTTCCACCTTTGGGTTTTCTTTTTTGCCAGAAATATTTACGTCCGATGTACTGCTTGCCCGTGCTGATATTTGTAATGCGGTAGACGAAACCGAAGAGATCGCCAATATCGTCAGTAGTGAAAGGTTTACCTTTATATAACCAGGGATTTTCATAGTCACTCGTCTTCATTATAGTAACCATCTTCATCACGATACTTATCTACGTCTGAGTATACCTCAAGTTTAAGTTCTGCCATTACTTCTTCAAGTTGTTCAAGCAGTTGCTTGAGTTTACGTGTCTGCATTAAAAATTCCCCGACTACTTGTATGTAGCGGGGAACACATTTAAGCATCCTTATAAAGGATTAAAGTCTCAGCGTAGATAATTGAAAGGAAAACTATGCTTGCTGCACAGATTTCTAATACTTCCATTACTTCGCAACTGTAAGATCTTTGTTTAGTTTTACACCACGGTAAACTAATTCGACCACGTTTGATTGCTTTGACTTGCTTTTGTTAGTGTCATACTTGACACCTCTGTAAGTGACTTGTGCCATGAGGCTTCTCCTGTTGGAATTGGGTTGATTAAACCGTTCCTTCAGTCAACTTGTGCGTCCCCCTTCCAGAGGGATGAACGATCCGTTCCGAGTCGGCTTACTTGCGTCCAATAGTATAGACATCACATTGTCCTGACACCTTGCTCCTAAAGTAATCTATAAGATACTCATGAGCATCAGAGTTAAGATTCTTATCGCTAAGTATCTCGATTCTGTTTTGGTTCCAATCTGTACATGACATTTCCCAATGGGAAGTGTTGTGATCAGCGAGGAGTGATGCTAGGAGGGTGAGTTCTATCATTTGGATGAACGTAAACGTATGTTAGCATACGCACACCTATTTAGTCAAGGTTTTATGTTCATTAGTAACATATGTACCCTACTACATCGTTCGGTAACCCCTCCAAAGGTATCAAACGCCTGTCTATGTCTGCCTTTAGGTTGTGTGCTATCTTATCTTTCTTCCACTTGGTGTACGCTTCCTTCTGACACCAGAGGTTATAGAATGTCTCCTTATCATCTGTAACCTCACGGAAGTATCTACGAGAGATTGCTTCATACCTACGAGGTTTCATCAGTTCTATGTCCACACCTATGCGTCTGGTACTACATGCTACAACAGCATGGTTACCTGTGTCTGACTTAGACCAGTGTATCTGTACTGGTTTCTTACAGTTCAAACTATATTCTGATATGTACTCTAGCAGTGCGTACTTTACTACCTCAGTCTTATAGACAGTACATATTTTATCTTGATATATTATAGCCATTCTACCCATCCTGTACAGATATATTTCTCATGTGTCTTTGATATCTCTCCCACATGCTTATGAGTAAAGGTAGCAGGGAAGATGACTGTCTTACCTTTCTCTGCGTGGATAGTAAACCCATCGTTGTTGACCATGATAGTACCACCATCAGGTACGTCATTCAGATAAGTTATGTACACCATGACACGGCTCATCACTGCTGCTTCGGCATCTATGTGTGGGAAGTAGTACCCTTCACCAGGTCTATAGTATTGTATCTGTGGTAGTACTTTGATTCCTATAGGTGGTGGCAACTTGAAGTGCTCCCAGTAATCTGAGTAACAGTCAGTCACGAAGTTCATGTAGTCACGTAGACCCCAGACATCATCACCTAGTTCTCCATTCCATACATCCTCGAAGGGCATCTCTGTACTCTTCTTCTTATCGGGTTGTGGTCTACCCTCTGGACAATCAATGCTACCAACACGACCTTCCTTAGTCATATTAGCAGCAGTAGCGTCCTTATAGAATTGTATTAACTTATCACATTGTTCTGGGTCACCCCAGTACTCCCTAATATATTGATCAATCATTCCATGTACTATCGTGCCTGTGAAAGAACTCCTTCAGTGTAGTCTGATGACCTGACTCACGACTAGGAGGTTCCTTTATCCCCTTCATCTTCTTGTAATCGTTGTGCATCGCTTGGAGTAACCATGCCTGTGCTAATTGTTGGGGTCCCTCTTTCAACAACTGGATTTGAAATTTCGATAGACCAGCCTTCATCTCCAAATACTCCTGTCTCCACAACGTGTGGGGTTGTTGGTTCGTCATGTTCTTCCCAATGTTTCTTGAGTGCCTCTGCCTGACGGTCTATGTCACGCATGTTATTATATATTTTAACATCAATCCAGAAATTTTTCAACCACTCGATAGCACCGAGCAATAAAAAAGAGACGGGGAAGCGTTGCTTCTTCGCCCATCTCTGTGCTTTCATGTACCATGTGATCTTGCCTGAGCCTATTAGTAGTGTCTTCTCAAACTTGATCTTAGGCATTAGAGTTTAAATCCTGCGAACGTATTCTTCTTAACGTCTTGCTTGATACCACCTACGACATACGATTCTATCTCTGTCTCTTGTGGAGCATTCTGTTGTCCCTTACTATTTAACCAGTGTTCAGTCCATGGTAAAGGATTGTTTCTCATAGGTACATCATACAATGGATCAAATCCTAGTGCTCTGAGTCTCCTGTTAGCAATGAACTCTACGTATCTTGATAGTAGTTTAGAGTTGAGTCCGATCATACTACCATCTTTGAATAGATAATCTGCCCAGTCCTTCTCCTCATCGACACAGTTACGGAACATGTCTAGGACATTTTCCCTTTCCTCATTTGCGATAGTAACCATTGCGGGGTCGTCTCCTTCTTGCCATTTTTTGAGGATCTGTTGAGTAAGTACAAGATGCTGGCTTTCATCTCTGGAGATGAGAGAGATAATTTTAGCTGATCCTTCCATAAGTTTGAGTTCACCAAACGCAAACGAGCAAGCGAAGGATACATAGAACCTAATGCCCTCAAGAATGTTAACGTTGACGATGGCACGGTAGAGTAGTCTTTTGAGTTCTTTGAGTTCATAGGAGGAGGTGTAGGTTTCTTTGTGACCTTCTTTATAAAGGTTACTTGTGCCCCAGTTCTGGGCAGCATTAATCAAATTATTATATGCTTTCGTCACCGACTCAGCACGTGCTATTATCTTATCATCGTCTAGGATTTTGTCAAATACTTCTGATGGTTGTGAGTAGACGTTCTTTATAATGTATGTATAAGAACGACTATGAATCATCTCCATAAATTCCCACACTAACATAGCAGACTCTAGTTCTGGTAAGGAACAGTATGGAATGAATGCCATACCAGGTCCTCTACCCTGTACTGAGTCCAGTAGTATCTGATACTTCAGATTGCTAGTGAATATATGCTTTTGTTGATCAGATAATGTCTGGAAGTCAGACCTATCCTTTTGTAAGGAGACCTCCTCTGGTCTCCAGAAATATCCTAACTGCTGTTGAGTTAGCTTATCAAATACAGGGTACTTGTACTTGTCGTATCTTTGTACTCCCAGTGGTTGACTAAAGAACATATGTTGTTTAGTAATATCAACTTCTTCAGTGTTGAAGACAGTTACACCATCGGGTATTGCCATTTCGTTATTAGATTGAACAGGATTCGCACTCGCTTTCATTCGACTCCATGATATCGGTTAATAGACTATTGAGATCGGTGTGTGCTACCTCCGCAATAGGTTCCTCTGTGTCTTTCTTAGCATCATATGTATTCTGATAGTAAGATGTCTTCCACCCATACTTGTAGGTAGTTAACCAATCCTGTGCCATGACAGAGGTCGGCACTTCATTGTCTGGATAATTTTCTGGATTATAAGACCAGTTGCCTGAGATGCCTTGGTCAAAGAACTTCTGCATGACAGCAGTGACTTTGATGTACCCTTCATTACTTGGCATATCCCATAGCAAAGTATAATTGCTTTTCAGATACGGAAAACCTGGAACAACTTGCTTAAGAGGTCCTTTCTTTGACTTCTTAATGGACACAAAGTCTCTTGGTGGTTCGATTCCGTTGGTTGCGTTTGACACAATGGAACTACTCTCCGATGGCATCTGTGCTGACAGTGTTGAGTGTCTAAGACCATGGGTCTTGATGTCATTGCGTAAAGTATCCCAATCATAGTTCAGTACGTTTGGTACGATGTCATCTACGTCCTTCTTGTATGTGTCAATCGGAAGTATCCCGTCTGAATATTTAGTATGATCGAAGTATTCACATGCTCCCTTCTCTTGTGCTATCTGATTAGATGTCTTGAGAAGATAGTATTGGAAAGCTTCTGTTAACTCATGTACTAATTTCCATGCTTGTGGGTCATCATACTTGACCTTGTTCTTAGCAAGATAGTGTGCTAGACCTATGTAACCTACACCCAGTGACCTACGTGCCAGTGTGCTACGTTCAGCAGCAACTACAGGATAGTCCTGATAGTCTATCAGTTCTTCTAGTCCTCTGACAGACAGGTCACATAGTTCTTCTAACTGTTCTAGTTGTGTGATCTTACCTACGTTGAGAGCAGATAGTATACACAATGCTATCTCTCCACCTGCGTCATCTATATGATCAATAGGATCTGTAGGTAGTGTGATCTCCTGACATAGGTTAGACATACTTACCTTGTCTTTGAATGAACTGTGACTATTACAATGGTCTATGTTCATTAGGTAGATACGTCCTGTCTCTCCCCTCTCCTTGAGTAGATCAAGGATAAGTTCTTGAGCATCTATCTGTGTCTTAGGTATGCTTGGATCGTTCTCATATCTCTCATACATCTCATCAAAGTATTCTGTACCGAAGGCATCGTATAAACCTGGTGCTTCATGAGGTGAGAACAATGTGATCACACCTGCTTCAATGAATCTCTTATAGAATAGTTCGCTAAGTTGTATACTATAATCTAACTTCCTGACCCTGTTGTCTTGCGTCCCTTTGTTGTTCTTGAGAACAATGATGTCTTCAATTTCTTGATGCCAGATCGGAAAGTGGACAGTGGCTGACCCTCCTCTGATACCGTTTTGAGTACAGCATCTAACAGTTGCCTCGAACTTTTTAAGGAAGGGGACAACACCTGTGTGTTGTACTTCCCCACCCCTGATCTTACTGTTGATCCCACGGATTCTGCCCGCGTTAATACCAATACCAGCCCTCTGTGCGACGTATTTGCCAATAGCCATATCACTGCTAAAGATACTATCGAGGGTGTCATCAATATCAACCAGAACACAAGATGCAAATTGACGAATGGGTGTCCTGACCCCTCCCATGATGGGGGTTGGGATGTTGATTTTGTGTGTGCTGATTGCGTTGTAGTATCGTCTGACATAATCAAGCCTCGTTTCTGTTGGATAGTTTGCGAATAGTGTAGCAGCGATCATGATATACATCTGCTGCGGTGACTCGTAGTGCTCGCCAGTGCTACGATCTTGGACTAAATATTTATCGACTACCTGTCTCAGTCCTGCGTAAGTAAACAAGTAATCCCTCTCATGATCAACGAAACTGTTAATCCTGTCCCACTCCTCTTCACTATAACGATTCACGATAGCACTGTCGTATACTCCTTTGTCAATACACCCTTGGATGTGCTGACGAAGAGGGGGAAGTACCTCTGGGTGTCCATGTACTGCTTTCCGAAGTCCGAATAGTAATAATCTAGCAGCAACAAATTGATAGTTGGGATGGTCTTCAGTGATTAGATCACTTGCTGACCTGATTAGTATCTCTTGTATATCATTAGAGGTGATTCCATCACAGAACTGTAGTCCTGATTGTATCTCCACCTGTGATGCTGAAACACCTGCGAGTCCTTCACATGCGAACTCTACCATCTTATGTACCTTGTCAAGATTAAGTTCCTCGGTGGTTCCATCTCTCTTAAGTACGTTTATGTTGCTCATATCTTTTTCCAGTTGTTAAGTTGTAGTTTTGCTTCTAATCCTGAGTAGACATTTGATTCTACCATAGATTTAACGTCGTGTCCACTGTTGAACATGTCGTTGATGTCTTTGTCATATATGTCACGTGGCCATATGACTACCTTATCTCCTCGACCAATGGTCTTGTCGATTCTTTCAACGATTTCTCTGTTACGAGGTTCGTTATCATAAACCCAAATATAATCGCTCCAATTAAACGTCCTAGGATCAAGATCGGAACCAGCCATGGCAACCGAGTTTTCCAAGAAGAGCGAGTCGAAGGGTCCTTCGACGATGTAGATTGGTTTAGATTCATTGAGTGTGTCTAGTCCGTATATTTTTGGAGCATCCTTCTCCAACATGACTGTGATGTATCTCATAGGGTTCTTGGGATCTAATGATCTTCCTTGAAATCCCATGAGGTTACCGTTCTTATCATTCAGTGGAATAATAATACGTTTTTCATCATGCTTGATGGAATCGAATGTTTTCTTGTGAGTGTTTGTCCACTCCTTGAAGTTAGGACAATAATATAACAGGTCTAATTTGTCAAGTGGAAGTCCCCTTCCCATGACGTATGCTAATGCCAAGTGAGAATTATTTAGAGAGGAAAGAGGTTGAAGATTGACTGTCCGTTTGAATGTTGGTTTTTCAAAATCAAACTTAGGTTTTGACACATTTCTGTGCTTACCAGTCAAGCCTGCCTTGTACTTCTCCATCACATACTGGTCGTGTATCAGTGGGAAGTTATCCTTTAAGAAACCAGAGAAGTTCCTACCAATACCACAGTTGTGACACTTGTATACTAGATCATTTTTTGACGTAAAAAAATAACCTCTCGCTTTGTTCTTATACTTCTGTGAGTCACCACAGTAAGGACAGCGGAAGTTGTATACTCCTTTATTCTTTTTTTTAAACTGATCTAGGTTAGCAGATATGTTATGTATGAACTGATTGTCTATCGACATCTACTAGAGGTACACTAGGTACTACTATAGCAGCTGCTTCTGCTTGTGTCAAGAAAGGACGCATAAACCTTTGTCCCATAGGACTGACGACGAAAGATATTATACCAAGAGCACCAAATATACTCCACATCTTCTTCTCCATGACCCTTAGACGGTCATCTACCTTACGTATATCTTTCTCACATCCTTTCTTTATTGAGTCTGTCTCTCTAATCATATCTCTGTTGAGGGTATCTATCTTCTCGAAGAGTACCTCATCAATCCTGTCTTGCTTATCGAGTTTCTCATTATGGACAGCAAGAAGTTGACCCATCTTTACAGAGTTGTCCTGTAATGAGTCTACAACTCTTTCGAGTCTTTCAATTATTGCTGTGTTAATATTTTCCATCTCTGAGTATTTATTACATTTAATATTTTCTTAAGATTACCAGAAAATTTTATACTCACCGTTAATTTTTAGTCCATGTCCTTGTAATGTAATGCGTGTATCACCTTGTACAAAACTGTCACCTAGTATCATTTGATGCATGATCATACCACTGTAGAAGAAAGAATTGCCAGGTGTATGAGGTATGATCCTTGGAATGTATTGCTCTAGATCACCACAGTCTGCCTTGAATAGATCATACTTCCATGGTCTCTCTATAGCATGCTGTCCTTTGATCTCTTTCACATACTCTAGGTTCTGATACCTGTCTATTATATCATGTGGATACTTCTTCTGTAAGTCCTCTGCCTGATGCCTGAGTGCCTCTGGAAGACCCCAGAAACCTATCGCTGAACCTCTGCTAGGTCTAGTGATAGTAAATGTAAAACTCAATGGTTCTTTTATATCAATCACCTTACCATACTTCTCCTTCAGAAACTTGAGACCATAGAACCACTGACCATCCATGTGTAGACACCTGTGATGTTTCTTCGGTGTTGTTGCGTCCTCGAACTGATAGATGTGAAAGCCAGGTCTAGCCAAGTCAGCCTCTAAAGTGACGTTACCTAGGTGGGGGCGTAGTGCTGTCACCAGTTTGTCGTACACCCAATCAAACTTTTTATCCAGAACCCTGTTGAGAACTGCCTTGTGCTTACAATAGTATCCCCATCCATTCTCTGATGCATCCATGTACAAGGTAGCACCCAGTGTACTGTAGTGCATGTAACGTTCTATATCCTCTGTGGTTCCAAACAAATCACTGCTCGGATGCCAGTTCTGTCTTGACTGCCATAGGTTTACGCAGTCATATACACCTTGCTCTACCTTATCTGTCTCATCATCAGTGAGTACCTCAACGATACCTATGTTCAAAAGTATATCCTCCATGTCCCATCACACTTGACACCATGTCCCTGTAGTGTGATCCTTCTGTCTGTAGGTAGACATGTCTTAGCTGGTGCTATCTGATGTACCAAGTGACCTATGAAGTATGACATGTCACCCTCAGTGTACTCCTCATACAGTGGTTCCTCTTTAGGATCGTAACCATTAGTGCTGCCATTCTCCCAGAGGTACTTGTTCTTTAGTACACTCACCTTGTCATCGTTATGTTGGAAGTTAAATGTGTCTATCATCTCTTGATCAAAGTCTGCCCAGTCCCAGATGTATAGACCACCACCATTAGAGGGTAGTCTGATTGCCATAGTAAATGATAACACATCCTTGAGGTCTACCTCCTTAAATGTATTCCAATATGACATGTGCTCCTTGTACTGTATATCTGTATGGATACTAGCAAGTGGTTGCTCTAGCATATGACACTCCTGTGCTGTCATAGTCACACCCTTCTTAGGTCCGAAGATATGAAAGCCAGGTAGTGCTAGGTTGTCATCAAATACAACAAGATCCCCTAGCTCTTCTGACATCCTACGTTCTACGATGTCATAGAACCAAGAGAAAGTCTTCTTGAGCACTGGGTTCAGTGCCTTTCTATGTCTATGATACTGGGTTATATTATCACACCCTTCTAGATATGTGACCGCACCTAAAGTCCAAAAAGGAACACGTGGGTTACACATGCTCCTATTCAACCAACACTTATCAATGCTGTCTACGTTATCTTCTACTCTTTTTATCTCTTCTGCTGTAAGGATACTGTGTATCCTACCAAACCTACATGTTGATGAAACTTGAAAGGAACTGGTTTGTTGCCCCAAGGTTCTCGATGAATGTTTCTTTGTGGTCATCACTTAATTCATTAAATTTAACAACAGCATACGCTGCTTCCTTGACTGAGATCTCTAGTTCACTCTCATCATGGAAGAAGTATGTAGTAGGGTTCTTATGGTTCTCTTCTATCTGCTCTAGCATGAAGTTAAGAATGTTAGCACCATCATATGCTAATGCTCTTTCGTTTGCGTAGAATGATTCTTTCTTTTCTTTGTTAAGACCTTGTGAAATCTTCTTCTGTCTATCCTTTGCCTTTCTCTGATAGTCAGATGACTTAGCACGTGCTATTGTCTGGATCTCTTGCTTCCTATTAGAAGCACGTTTGTCACGCTCCTGTTTCTTCTGCACCTTACGACGTTGCTGAAGAAATTTGTATGCTTGTTTGGTAGCAGCACCTGACTCTGCTAGTTGTGATTCGTTCATTTTCTTCTTGCGTTTAGCTAGACGTTTAATTAGTTTACGAGCTTGCTTACTCCTACCATCTATGTAGGTAGGATCTTTTCTCCGATGATCCCACTGTTTGCCAGCGGACTCCATCTTCTTTCTCTTTTTCCTAGCTCTCTTGGAGAACTTCATTATAGGATCGAACCCAGCTATAGCACCCTGACCTGTGGTAGGGGTGTTAATAGGTCCTGCGTTTGTAATGCCACCAGACATCATAACGACTGTAACTCCTTAATGATCGTTTCGTTAATAGGTATCTTCTTGAGAGTCTCACTCTCAACTTCGGGATAACGTTTGAGGAATATCATAATAGATTTAATGATAGACCAGTACTCCTTGTCCATCTTGAAAAACAAGAGGGGAGTGGCAGCCTCATTAAACACATTATATACTATTATAATATGATTGAGAAGTAAGTGCAACTTAACCTCTCCGTTCTTTAGATACTTGTTTATAAGACGCTTGATATATTTGAAGCGTCTTAAGTCATCTAAAAAATCTTCTTTAGTAACCGCTGAAGGGTTATCATAATATTTAATAGCGAATAGGACGTAGTTGTCCTCAGTCAATTCAGTAAAATTCATTCATTAACTGCCGAATGTTAGAGTAGCAGCTCCGTTAGAGATAACTTCAGTAGCACCCTTTGATGTGGTGACCTTTACTCTGTACTTGTAACCGTCAAGTGTGTCACCAGCTAGTCCACTATAAGCAAGTGTTGCTGTAGTGAAGTTAGCGTATGTGATACCTGTGTCGGTGTTAGCAGCGATGTTTGTCCATCTGTTTCCAGTTGCTGTCTGTCTCTGCCATACGTATGCTGGTGTACCAGACTGATCCACAGATACTGTGACTGCGAATGTACCTGCTCCACTTGATGAAGTAGAGTTAGCAGGTTGGTTACCACTTGTTAGAGTGATGACCTCTAGTACGTCTGCTCCGATTGTATCGTCGGCTTGTGTCTCAGATGCGTTAGCTTCTGGTTTAGCAATGTAAACAAGTTGCTCTGCCTTATGGCGAGTAGTTCCATGACTGTCTGTGTATGTGAAATACGACCACCAGCCTGGTGCATTTAAACCTCTGTCCTTATTGGACTTTAGTTGTGCTTCTGTGTCATCAATAAAGACAACAGTTTTTGCTTGTGATGAAGCACCAACACCTATACCTGCTTTGGTTTTGTTGGCGTTGCTGTCATCATTTCCATAAAGTGACATGAGACACTATCTCCGAAATTAATTAATACCTATATTTTATTTATTCAAGTAGTGCTTTCTCTAGTGCTGCGACTAGCTGATCGTCTACCTTATTACCTGATTTAGCAGCAGCTTTCTTAAGCAATGCGATCAGGAACTCCTTGATTTTACCCTCTAGATCTTCAGGGATTTTGTCTACCGCTTTGTCTATGATGTTGATAGCGATAGGTAGTAGAAATTTAGTCATAATAATTCTTCATATACTATTCTATATATGGGTCTTCCAATTCAAAATTTGTGAGTGATTCTAGTTGATCAACAGAGTAGTCAAAGATGACCACGATACGATCCCTAGTGCCATTATGCTGAGCCCAATGCTTATCATTATCATGAAATCCGAAAACATTTCCTATCTCCCAAGTACGTTTGCGTCCTCTAACGGATAACCAAGCATCTGGATCTGTTACTACAGGGAAGTGTACCCTGATAGAATCAATGTCACCGTTATGAGGATTTATCTTAGTACCAGGCGACAAACGACTGATTGTTGCGGACTTTAACAATTTCTTAAGGATATCCTCTTCTAAGTATGCTGATGTCTTAGGACAGTGACGTACGAAACTGTCATAGATCTTAGGACCTAACCTCTTGACCTCATCTAGTGTGGTATTGAATAGCTTTGTAAAGCTCACCATCTCACTGAGTTGATAATCTCCACCAACGGCTGTTGAGCCGACAGCATTAATAGGAAAAGGGATGACACGCCAGGCACCATCCCATAGTTGTACTCGTCCTAAGTTTGTATCTTCTACCCACTTATCCATCACCCATTCTTCCATGAGATATTCATTGTCCTTTACGAACGCAAGAATCTCTGGGATGATCTCTTTATAATTCTCTTTTAGATTACGAAATGAAGAGAGGTGCTCTAACCTATCCTCGTACCAAATTTTCCTCACTGCCACCACTCAATAATAAACCATTCTTCACTGCTATCTCATACATGATAGAGTGTACTGTCATATCGTATGCGTTAGTCCACGGTTTCGTGTGCTCATTAGCTATCCAACACTGTAGACTTCCGTACTGTGCCTTGGGTATGTTGTCATCAAACCATGCATCGTATTCCATTAGCAATTCCACGCTCTAAGGGACTTATTAATTCTAGAATCAGGATCGTTAGCAGTCTTCTTAGACGTTAACTTCTTCTTCATTCCTTTCATTCTAGCACAGAAACTTGCTCTACGCTTGTTTCCTTTCTTCTTTGATGGTGCTTTCAAGTCAGAGCCAGGATTGTCACGTTCATAAGACTTGCGTCCCTTCTCGTTCAGTCCACCCTCCTTGTTCTTGCCTGACTTCTTAGTCCAAGCAGCACCTTCACTGTGAGTCTTACCTTTCATAAGCATACCATCAGGCATGACATGATGACCCTTGGGTATAGGTTTACACTTCTGATCATCGTTACAGAAGTACTCTCCTTTACCACACTTACCTTCGTTGAAAGCATTCTCTTTACTATGTTTCCATGCTGTAGCGTAAGCAATACCTTCTTCGTCTTTAGAAAGTTTTCCGTCCTTACGCTTATAGGACTTTTTTATATGCTTGACCATCCTAGCATACTTTTTTCCTTTTGGTGCTTCTTCTTTTAGTTTACCGTATGTAAGACATGGTTTCTGACCACAACCACAGTTCTTTTCTGAACCTGGTTTTACATCTGATTCTTTGACTGTAGCACAGTCTTTTGTACCATGTACAGGGCACTCATCACCCTTACCTGTATGATTACATGCCTCCTTTACCTTCTCTTTAGGTACCTTGGGCATTTTCTTGTCCCCTTTGAGGTGCGGTTGAGATCCATCGGCATCGTCGATCTCAGGCATTATCTCAACAGGACCTACTACTTTTTTTCAGTTACTTCCTTACGCCACTCAGAGAACTCTTTAACACAGTTTGGTACTGACTTACCACCCTTCATCTTAGTTCCTTTTGCTTTGTATCCCTTCCAACAACTAGCTTTCTTAGGATCTCTACCTATGTTCTTACGTGCTGTTGCTAGTGATGCTTCCTCTACTGAGCTAGGTGCTGTATCGAAAACTTTTCCAAGTGTCTTATCTTTATCGTCATCGGATTTATCATGTGCGATAACCCTTCCATCGTTATCCTTTTCATGATGCTCCTTCTTCATCGCTTTAGAGATTGCCTTTCTTCTCTTGTGTAGATACTTGTCGCTGCTATCTGTATCACCATCATTATCTAAGTCTTTATCTTTTCTGTTTGCGAACTTCTTCTTAACTGCTTTCTTGTTTACTGGATCAAGACCACCCTCGTCAAGAACTTCTTTGTTCTTGTCATCGTTGATAGCGTGTTCATGATACTCAGATAGAGTTACATTGATGCTGTTGATTGATACGTTTTTCTCTAGACCATGCTCGAACATGATGTCGTAATGAGTTACGATACCTTCTTCGTCTAGTGTATGCTGTTCCTTGAGACAGTTACCTGCTCCCCACTCTGGATGCTCAACCTTAGTAGCACATGCATGCTTAGGTTTTTTGATGGTTGGCTTACCCTTTGTACCTTTTGGTTCTGCCATCTTCATGCCAGGTGCGTCACCGCCACCTACACCTTTAGCACCGCCAGTGCCTTTAGGATTCTTGTTAGCTGTACCTTCAGTTCCGACTGGTGTCTTCTTAACTGGTGGTACTGGTGAGTACTCATTCAATGCCTGAACTGCGGCTTGAACTAGGGATTCATGGTTGTCCATCTTATCTTTTTTGGGGTCTGTTGGTATTGTTTGTTTGACTGCTACCGTGCCTGCAGGTTTCTGAACCTTTTGACCTGGTGTCAATGACATAACGTATTGCCTATGGGCATCCGTACCAATTTCAAAGACTTCCTTAACGTCTTTGACCCATGTACGGAACTTAGTCTCTTCAGCTGTCAGGCAAATGAGATAGTTAGGACCTCTGCGAATGATCTTTCCAACGTGACCTTTCTCAGTGAGTACCCACTCACCTTCCTTATAAATTTCTTCACGATAATACTGGTCACGCACCTCTTGATGCTTGACTTCTTTTCTTACCGCTGTGAAATCTCTGAACGACTTCATCAAATTCTAATCTTATTACAGTTTTATTTATAACAGTTCTGCTATTTCATCCATTAGATTCCGCGTTTCTTTCAATCCTAAAGCCTTTGGTATACCTGCTCTAAAGGAATCGAAGTCACCCGCAGCTGCTGCTCTCCGCATTTTTGTCCCAGAAATACTGAAAGTATCACCGTCAGCATCACGTTCACCTGATGATATTATATCCATCTTCCTAAAGGTATAGTCCTTCCCGTTGTATCTTTTAATCCACTGCATAGCCTGTACTCTATCACTACCAACTACGAGAACAACATCGTCATAACCCTGTGTTTGTAACTCTTTCAGTACACCGACAGGATCACGGGGTCCACTGCGTATCTGTTTCGCTATCTTAGGAAAGATCTTCTTAGCATAGTATAGTTTCCTATCAGGTGATAGAGGATCAGTTCCTTTCTTCTGTGTCTGTGAGAGATAGATGTACCAGTCACACTTTCCAGCCTTACTTGCTACAGCATTGAAGTTTGATTCGTGACCTACTGTAGGTGGTTGGAACCTACCGAAGGTGAAGTATACACATTTATAATCAACTATTTCCATGACTTGTCTAGCGTAAAGTTAATGAATGAGAACTCAATTCTATTTACAAGTTTGATCATGTCTCCTTCGTGATGTAACACATACCCTTCAGGTGCTGTCACTCTGTATCCATTCTCTGTCTGTACATATGTTTTGAATGACTCTAAGTTATCGAGAGCATCTATGACTAACTGTTTGTTGTCTTGTATCTTTCTATAGAGTGCGAACATAGCATGAAACTCTTTCTCATTATCCTCTAGGTATGTCAGACCACTGTATAAAAAATTGCGTTTCTCTGCTATCTTCTGAGGACTTTTCATTTTGGAAACTTCTTTATCCATCTTCTCTTTATAGAACGCACCAAGAGACTTAAGTGCTATCTTAGGATCGTTGATTCTCCGTGATGCTTTGATCTCCGCATTGAAGAACTGTTTAAGATATGATCCTACGTGAAACTTCTTGTTGCCTGTCGTCCCCATGTTATCTACGAGGTGATCTAAAAAGTTACCAGACTTCTGACACATAGTCTCTATCAGTTGTACGTTAGACTGAAACTTTTTAAAGTTAGATGAGTCCATACCTATGTCATTGATGGGAGTGTCATTCTGTATACAAACACAGTCTTGACTGCTCTCTACTTTTGCTCCTGCCTGTGCTGACATAGATTCTAATGAAGTACCAGTGTAGTGAGTATGGAACACTACACCTATCTTTGCTTTGGATACTGCCTTGCCTAACTCATGGTCTACAGGTATACCGTAGGTGATAGTGTTAGCTCTGAATGTAATAAGTTTTTGACCATCTACAGTCTCTGTCTTCTTGTCCCCATCAGTAAACATAAGGTCACCCTGTATCACACCTTTGATACCTAACTTAGAGAAATACTTTAGTGAAGCGGATAGTTTCTCTGCTAAACCTGGTTTGTCTGAGTAGTAGTAATCTACATCTGCTTCTTCAAAACATAACTTAGGTTCTTCTTTATTAAAGACGGACTTGTTACCGACAAAGAACTCACCACTATCAGGATCCACCCCACATACTACAGAGGGTGCACCGTCCCACTTAGTCTGTAGGAATCCCGTGTTGCTAGCTCCACCTATCATTTTAGTGAGCTCGTTCATAAACCTCACTGCTGCCATACATCCTTCAGTACCATAGTTGAGCATCTCATCTTCTATATGCTCTAGGTGTTTTAGTTTTACAATGTTACTCATCTACTTCCTCCCCATCTGCTAGACTCCACTCGGACTCATCTTTAAACTTATAACCTGCTTGAAACTTATCAGGTATACCCTCTCCTTTTCCACTGGTGTCTCTGATATTAAACTTTAGTTCCATGGTTGGAGTGTCAACTACCATGTCTATGCGTTGACCTTCGCCACCTTTACCACCATAGTATACATCAAGTTTATTTGCTTGTGCTGTTTTCTTATTGATCTTCTCTGTCATGTTAAAGGATTTGATACCACCACTATGCTTATGTACATAATGATATCCATAACCTAGACAACCTTGAATCAATCCTTTTAGTAGAGGATCAATACTAACATTATTATCTGTGTATCCACTCTTGACTTTGATCTTAGACTTTCCTTCTTTATGTTGTTGTCTTGCCTCTTGGAATATCTTTACCATGTCAGCTTCCTTGATACCAAATGTCTTCATTAATTTCTTACCCGCTTGAGTTGTTATCTTTCCTGCTAGTATCTCTTTCTCTGGAAATACATTTCTCTTAGTTCCTAAGTTAGACAAGGCAACTGTACCAGAAGTTTTTGCTGAGATGTATACCTTTCTACCACTACCATCGGCACATGTTAGATCAAGAGTCACATCAGATACTTTCTCACCTATGTCATACTTACCGTTACCTGCTGTACCTACCATCCAACTACCACCTTGGAATGATAGAGGTCTCTTAGTATCCTGATCTCCTACCTGTTCTACCTTCACTGCTTTACAATCTTCTAAGGCATGATCTTCAACAATACCTTTAATCATTGTGCCATACTCATCATTAGGATATGTACCCTCTGCTATCCATGTCTGTAATACTTGTACTAACTTTCTTTCAAAGGCAGACCCTTGGTTGTTAGCACCACCGCCACCTCTGGTTCCATTACCCCATGACTGATTGCTCAGTTTTAAATTCTTTATCTTACACTCTCTCTTTATTTCATCAATACTTATTACACCCTTGAGTTCACGGAATATCTTTATGATGTTAGATTCTTTAGGATCCATCGCTATTGGATCTTTTATACTTGACTCCGCTTTGACACAGTAATCATACACACGTCTAGCTTCAGCAGCATGCTTCAGATGCTTTGACATCTTACGCATCTCAGCAGCTGTCTTAGGTATCTGATTGTATGCCATTAGAATTGTTTCCAGAATTGTGGATGAGTTAGTCCTCCTTCTTTATTTAGATCCTGATTGGTCAGTAATATATCTCCTGCTAGACTCCAACGATGTCCTGTGTTGCGTGTCATATGCTTGAGTGTGCTAGGGAATATTAATAGATCACCCTCTTTTGTATTCTCTTCCCATGCTGAAGTGTTGTTAAAGTTCTTCTCTGCGTCAGCAAAAGCATGTGGGAACCACTCGTTCTGACTCTCCTTTGTAAAGGTGAGTGGATCCTGTGTGTCTAGGTAGTACACCCATGATACATGAGCAGGAGCATGGTTGTGATTGGGAACTGACATGTCCTCACCACTCACAGCATACCATGTCTTCATGAAGTGTATGTCATAGCTGACATTCATAGCACATAGGTACTCATCTACACAGTCGTTTAACTCCATAAAAAAACTGGCGAGTTGTGGATCAAGGTGTACTAACACCTTACCATCTATCTCCCCAGTAAGACCATGGTCAAACATATGATACTCATACCTCTTGGCAACCCAGTCGGAATAGTCAATAAGATCAAATCTACCTACAGTTGTAGGAAATAAATTAATCGTTTCCATCATGAATTTGGATGAAAGGATTCTCTCCTGTTCTAGTTCTATTGTATATTATTATTCTATCATTATTATAGTCTGCTGTAAACTCTAACTCGTCGTCATGATCCCACATTAACTCTCCGTACAGGGCATTAAGTTTACCCATGTCATCATATAAATTAGAGGTCATTGGCAGCACGGTTCTCAGATTTATGAATGTCGAATGATCCACCAGGATATCTCTTCTCTAATTTCTTGACGTTGCCTTCTATGACATCTTCAAAATCTACATCCAATGCTATACATGCTTGTGCTACGTACCACATAACGTCACCCAACTCAATAATAAGATGCTTTCTATTATGCTCGTCCCAAGGTTTACCTTGGAAGACCATCTTCTTAACGATCTCCAAGAACTCACCAGACTCAGCACTAAGCCCAACAGCAGCAGTGGCAAGGCGTTCAGGATTGGCACCTTGTCTGTCAAGGTCACCCAAGCGATCAACAAGAGATTCAAAATCTTTAGAACTATCGGATGTGACAGCATTAACAAACTCTTCGTAACGTTTAAATTCTATGGTCATGATTTAGCTTCAATAACTTTAGCGGTTTCAATTTCGTCACTCTCATCTGCGTTAGTATGATGTGTGACTTCTTTTAATGTCTTGACATATTTTAAGACATGTTCTCTGATCTCCATCAGTTCATCATAGCAACCCTGATTGTGAGCACAACCTCTGAGGTGGTGGTCAGGTGCTAGAAGTGATTCGGTAAACAGAGCAAGTGCTCTTTCGTATTTGATAGCAGGAGATTCTGCTCCTACTGATGCTTGGTCTCTCATAATTAAAACTTAAACTCGCTAAACTTTTTCTTAGTATCAGAACTAGACAGTTGTAAGATCTCTTGTCCTGAGTCCATGATATTATTTTGAGCTTCTTGTTCAACATTATACAGTCTCATCTTTGCTCTGTCAATACCAACAATAAATCTTTTGTTAAGAGTTGGATCATAGTATCTATTCTTCAACTGCTTGACCATTATCTGATTCTGTTCCTCCAGTTCATCCGTCGATATAAGAGCAAACATGAGGTCAGCAGTAGCGGGAAGACCAAAACTCTCACTTGTATCAGTAAGATCAACATCACTACTCCCATAGCCAGAACGAGTCGTCTGAGTAGCGGAGACGATAGGTACATTAAATTCCACTGCAAGACCACGGAGCTCTTCCGCAATCGACTTAACCATGGTATATGAATTGACTGACGACGCATTTCTAAACCTCTGCGATGTACAGATATTTAGATAGTC